GTCCAATCCTAAAGTAAAATATACAATCTGGGTATCCGGTACACAGTTTGGAAAAACTTCGTTGCTTCGTAATGATATAGGTCGCAAGATGGATATCGATCCCGGTCCTATGATGTTGATAGAGCCGACATTAGACATGGCTGAGAGTTTTTCAAAGGATCGCTTCTCTCCGTTTATTCGTGATACACCCAAAATAAAAAATTTGATCCGTGATAATCGCGCTCGTGATTCTGGTAATACCTTATTACATAAAAAATTTCCCGGCGGTTTTATAGTTTTCAGCGGAGCAAACTCCGCGTCGTCTTTGGCTATGCGCCCGATTGGTCGACTGTATTTGGACGAGGTTGATAGATACCCGTTAGAATTAGAGCGTCACGGTGACCCGGTAGAGCAAGCTGTTTCCAGAACCACTGAATTTTGGGACGCTAAAATAATAATGACGTCTACCCCTACGGATCAAAATTCGAAAATCTGGCAAGCGTATTTAACTACAAATATGCAGCAGTATTATGTAGAGTGTCCACATTGCAAAAACAGAATAACTTTAACTTTTAAAAATTTAAAATGGTCTAAAGAAAACGAAAAAATAAAAAATATTTATTATGAATGCCCTGCGTCAAAATGTAAAATTGACGAGAAACACAAAAAGAAAATGATTCGTCACGGTGTTTGGATTGCAGACAAACCGGAGATAACAGACCGCGATGGTTTTTGGATCAATGCACTTTATAAACCGTATGCGGCATGGGTAGAGTTAATAAATAAATTCGAACGTGCTAAACATGACAAATCAAAATTACAAGTATTTATCAATAATGAACTCGCAGAAATTTACGAGAATCGTGGCGACGCCCCTGACCATTTACATATTTATGCAAAGCGTGAATTTTACCAGATTGGTTCTATACCTTCCCCCGATGTAGTATTTTTAACCGGGGCGGTAGACGTACAGCGTAATCGATTCGAAATCGAGGTTAAAGGCTGGACGCAGAATCAAGAATCCTATTCTATCGAGCATATAGTTTATATGTGTGATACTACAAATCTTGAATCGTATAACGTTCTGGATGATTTTTTACGTCGTAAATATTTACACCCTTCCGGGGCGTACTTACAGGTTAAAGGTCTTGCAATCGATACCAGTGACAATACACAGACAGTTTATACGTGGGTACGTCGTCAGGAACTTGGTCGAGTTTTTGCAATTAAAGGTGTAACGATAAATCAAGCTATTAATAAGCCGACACAAGTTGATATAAATTTTAAAGGACAAAAAATCGCTAACGGTGTTACGCTTTGGGGAATTGGTGTATCAGTTCTTAAAGCAGAATTTTACGCAAAATTAAGAATGGTGCAAAATGAGGACGGTTCTTTCCCATTTGGTTTCTATCATTTCCCGGATCATCCAGAGGAATATTTTAAACAAATGGTTTCAGAAAGTCTGATCGTTAAACTTGTCAATGGAATTAAAAAATTTCTTTGGGTCAAAATATATGAACGAAATGAAACACTTGACTTAAATATTTATAACCGGGCAATGGCTTTGATTTTGGGTATAGATAATTTGTCTGAATCAGAATGGCAACGTGCTAAAGAGAGTTTGACCGTTCTGGCAGACAGAAAGCCAAAACAGGTAGCACAGAAAAAAAGCTGTATGCTTTCAAAAGGTATTAGCCTTGACTAAATAATTCGAAATGTTTTTATGACCTTCACATCTCTTAATCGTCCCGTTAAGAAGTGTTTCCTTTCAAAGATTCGTGTATGTGTTTTACCCGTGTATGCTTCTCCTGTGTACACGGGTTTTTTTATTATTTTTGATTCACCGGCTATTCTATATTGACGTTATACGCAATAATACTTGACAAATTAAAACGTCTTTACCAAAGGCCGTCCGTGGCTTTTACACTTACACAAATTGACGGGTTCATAGCCAATATTGAGGCAGCGTATAACGCTGCAATTTCCGGTAAAAGCTATACAATAAATACCGGCGGAACGTCAAGATCCGTTACGCGAAACGACGCAGACAAACTTTTAACGCAGCTACAATACTGGCAAGGTGAACGCGAAAAGGTTGTAAACGGTGGGACAGGTATTCCTACAAAATTTATTACACATATAAATATTTAATTATGAAATTAAAATCTATAATTCGTCATCCCATTAAAGCCGCCGCGACTTGGTTACGTACAGACACCGGTTACGACGCTGCAAAGTTTGTTCGTGCTTTCCGAAATTGGTTTCCGTCAATGGGTTCGCCTGATGGTGAGATAATCAAAGATTTATCGACACTTCGAAGCCGTTCTCGGGATTTATATAGGAATAACGGGGTGGCACGCGGCGCGATACGTTTGATGGTGTCCAATGTCATCGGGCGCGGTTTGAAATTACAGTCTGTCATCGATAGGCCAACAATACAAAAATATTTCGGTTGGACGGATGAACAATCTGCTGATTATTTTAATAATTTAGAAAATAAAATAGAGACTCGTTTCAGACTTTGGGCCGAATCAAAAGAATCGGATGCACGAGGTCAAAGAACTTTTTACGAAAACCAATCACTTATTTATTTGTCAAAATTGGTATCGGGTGAAGTATTCGTCACGTTACCTATGCGTACGCATAAAAACGGCATGTTTAAGCTTCGTGTCGGTCTTATCGAAGCGGATCAGGTACAAAGCCCCGGAAATTCTTATGCAACAACAAATAATCGTGATGGGTTAATAACCGATGATGAAGGAACACCCATAAGCGTTTGGATAAATAAAAATCAAGAAACGTACCCATATAGATTCGAAGAGATTCCTTTTTTTGGTAAAGAATCCGGACGCCCTTTAGTATTACATATTTTTAAAGCTGATCGTCCAGGGCAATCTCGTGGCGTTCCTTATCTTGCGCCTGTCATGCAAATTTTGAAAGACATGGATGCGTATAAAAAAGCTGAATTAATCCGCGCTAAGGTAGTGTCTTTATTTTCTGTTTTTATAAAGTCTCAAAATGCAAATGCTTTAAATAGTAATGGGATAGTGACAAACGATCCTCAAGACGCGACAAGTGAAACAGCTGAAGGGCGTGACTATACGCTTGCCCCCGGCGCAGTTATGCAATTACAGCCTGGTGAGGATGTTACCTTTGGAAATCCCGGTAATGTGTCGTCTAACTATGAACCGCTTTCGACAGCTCTTATGATCGAAGTAGGTATGGCACTTGGTATACCTCATGAAATTTTAAGGCGTTATTTTGGTGCTTCATATAGTGCATCACGTGGTGCCGTTGAAGAATATAAAAAAGAAGTACGTATTGAGCGCGATGAAATGGAATCTGATGTGTGCGCTCCTGTTTTTCGTGAGTGGTTGATCGAGGAAGCTTTAGCAGGTTCGATCAATATGTTAGGATTTTTTGATAACGCTGAAATACAGGCAGCTTATACAGGATCGACATGGACTGGTGAATCAATGGGACTTATTGATGTCACAAAAGAAATTCAGGCATCACGAGATTTAATAGACGCAGGTTTTTCGAATGCGACAGATGAAACGGCAAAATTGACCGGCGGCGACTATTCTCAAAATTTAAGAATCCTTATGCGCGAGAAACAATTACGAGAAAGTTTAGGTCTTGACAATATAGGCACCGGACCACAAGTGTCGGCCAACGTGCAACCAGCGCAAGCAGTACAAGGAACACAGGCAGTAAATCAATGAACATATACGGTCAGCCATACCTTTTAAAAGAATCGACGTTACGCGCTATTGCTGCAAACATGCAAATGCTTGTACAAAGTGGGAACGCTTTTAAACCTGGTGATCTTGTCGCTGAAAATCTCGAAAACAAACATTGTCGAATTTTGGAAAACGTAGGTATCATAAATATTTCTGGTGCGCTTTGTACCGAAGCAAGTTTTTTATCTTGGCTTGAGGGTGCAACACCTTACGGCGCAATCCGTTATATGCTGGAAGAGTTTAAAAAAAATAACGATGTTCAAGCAATCATACTCGATATACATTCCCCCGGCGGCGACGTTTTCGGGTGTTCAGAAACCGCTGAGTATATACGTGCATTTCCGAAACCTGTTTATACGTATGTAGGCGGTGAGGCCGCAAGTGCGGCGTATTGGCTGGCGACAAGTTCAAAAAATATCATTGCGCATAAATCCGCGTTTGTTGGTTCTGTCGGCGCGATGGCGGCAATGGAAAGCCCGGATGAAGACGATATAATTTTAACAAGTTCTTTGTCTCCGAATAAAGTTCCCGATCTTTTATCCGATGAAGGTAAAGCCAAAGTCATACGACACTTAGACCACGTCACAAATTTGTTTGCCGATGATATCGCACTTGCTCGGCATACTGACCGGGCTAATGTTCTGGCAACATACGGACAGGGTGACATAGTTAATGCTGACGAAGCTTTAAAGCTCGGTATGATTGATATGATCGGAAATTTTGAATCTGCTTTTATATTTGTTCAAAACGAAATTAAAGGACTTACGTCGGGAGTTAATCCGGCAACTGGCAGCCCTACGGACATTTTGTCTGCGGCAAAAAAATTAAAAATGCGAGGTAAAAAGAATATGGCGAAATTAAAAGCCGGATATGTTCTTGTGGATTCCGACGCCGCCGGGGAATTACCGGTTGTCGAAGTGTCTCTTGAAACTATCAAAGAACAATTTCCCGATATTGCTGAAGCCCTGATAATGGAGGGTAAGCAAAAACAAAAAGATGAATCCGCAGGAATGGACGAGGCCGCCGGGTCAGCCGATCCGGAAAACCCGGATGAAATGGCAGCCGTCGCGGAAGCAAGAGCTGGTAAAATGTCAGCGGAAGCACTCTGGAAAGTCCTTGCACAAAAGAAAGTCGAGTTTAAATCAAAAAACAGAAATTCTTTATCTGATTTACAGCGAGCGCGGCACACGGACAACCTGACAATGCCGCGAACAGGCACCGAAGGTGAAATATCCGCCGGTAGCCAAACAGTTGGGCGTTTAAAAGCATTACGTGGAGGTAAACCATAATGGCTGGAGCAAATACAAGTCAACCGGATAATCTTGTCGGTTCTCTGGAAACCAGACAATTCAGACTTCCTATCGGAGTCGGTGCAGTATTGGTACGAGGTCAGGTTGTAGCATACGACAATAACAGTAAAATTGTCGCGTATGATTCAACCGGGGGTGCAACTGGCGCGAACGTGCTATACGGTATTGTTGTCGAAGACGCGAACGACACGGCAGACGACTATGTTTCTGTTTACGTTCTCGGTGAGTTCAACATAACCGGGTTGACATTTTCGTATTCAGGCGATAGCGCAACACAGGCGGTTATCAATGCGGCCCGTGATAAAGGTATAATTTTAAAAACTTGGTCTACATAAGATCAGGTTTTTAAAAAATAAAGAGAGGTAAAATTAAAAATGGCAAGTACAGAAAATAAAACCATAAATTTTTATGACCGTCGAACTTTGCTCGAAATGGCGGAGCAATTGAAACGCCCTACAACGTTCCTTTTGTCGACATTTTTTCCACGGATTCGGGAATTTGCGTCCGAGTCGGTTGATCTTGATATTTACAAGGGATCACGTCGAAAAATTGCGTATGTAAAAAGACGCGCCGAGGGTAGTAATGTTACAAAAAGAGGGTATGAGACAAATTCTTTTATCCCGCCTTATTTGAAACCTAAAGTTACAATCCTTCCGAGTGATCTACGCAAGCGTGTGCCAGGTGAAGATTTATTCATTACTGGTGGTCTTGATTCCAGAGCGCAAGATTATATTGCGGAACAAATCGACGAGGTCGATCAACAATATATTATGGCTGCCCTTGAAATTCAAGCAATGCAAGCGGTATATGATGGTGCGGTGAAAGCGTACGATGAAAACGGAAATTTACTTGCGACTGTCTCTTATGACCGTGCGGCAGCGTTGACTTTTACAGAGTCCCCGTTATGGTCTGCCGGTACGGCAAATATCCCAGCAACGGGGCGTAAAGTAGGTCGTTTGATGCGTAAAGAATCCGGGTTTGCGCCGAATATGTGCGTTCTCGGTTCCGATGCTGTAGAAACATTCCTGATTGACGCAGGCGTTCAGAAAGCACTGTCAAAAGACTGGTCTGCCCGTGGGGGTCTTGCGTATGACCTCCGTCCGAACGGCGGCGTATGGCTCGGTTATATGGATGGAATCGACTACTGGGCGTATGAAGAGTACTATGTTGATCCTGCCGACGGTGTTGAAAAGCTTCTTATACCGGCTAAAAAGGCGTTATACGCTTCTACACAGGCTGAAGGTGTGCAGCTCTACGGTGCGCTTGAATTGATTGAGCAGCCTATGGGTGCGCGCGCGATTCAAACGTATACCGTAAACGATCCGAATGCGGCTATTTTCCAAATACACAGCGCACCGCTGTGTTTGACAAAATATCCTGACGCTTATTCGGTAGTTACTGTATTGACTTAAAAAGGTTAATATGTCTTTTTTAACTGATGTCGATCAGGAACTAAAAGATATTTTAGCCGGTGAATGGTCTGAACCTGCCACAATAGTGGCGGGTTCTACCACGATTAACACCACAGGAATTTTTGATAAAACTTCCCTTGATGTAAATAGCCAGGGTGAGGCGGTTGTCACAAATCAACCCCAAATCGGTTTACATATCGATTATGTAGACGGGGTACTCGGTCATGAATTGACTGAAGCCGATAACGCACTTATAACAATTCGATCCGTACAATATAAACTCAGGAAACCCCCGGAACGTGATGGAACTGGGTTTGCAGTTTTGAAACTGAAAAGTAAAACATAACACATCGAATAATAGAATATAAACATGGCAAGTAAAAGAAAAGCAATTCGAAATGCAACCGCCGCGGCGATAAATTTTACAGGTGTTAATGTTTATAAACATCGTAAATTACCGGCGAATGTTGATTTGCTTCCACTTGTCAACGTACTAACGTTAGGCGACACAGTAAACCGTGATCCAAAAGTAAAAGATTTTCAGAACCGTAAAGAACGTATTGTTTTGATTGTGCAAGATAAGGGTTTAGAGGAACACGAAAATCCGGCTGCCGGTATTGACGCAGTTATTGATAAACTTGATAATTTGATCGAAGACCTTGAATTGATTTTTACAAAATCTTTACAGACTTTGTCTGGTTTAATATTTCGTCTCAATTATGTTTCAACAGAAATTGAGTTAAACGTTGACGGTGAACACGTAATAGGTACGGCGGCGGTAACTTATGAGGCTGAGTATCTGGAGAATCTAGTATAATGCTTTCTTACCCTGATTTTATAAAGGACAGATACAAAAATAAGGATGTGCATATTGTAGCGTCTGGACCTTCTCTAATCGGGTTTGATTACTCTTATTTTAACGATAAAAACGTCATTGCTGTAAACCATGCATACAAACTTGTAAAAAACGATTTTGTTGTTTTTCTTGATTCTCATTTTGCAGCAAGAGAAAGCCCTGAAGTATTAACCTCTGGAAATACGCTCGTTTGTTCACGTTCCGCGCATGTTCCTTTCGATCAATGTTATGCGTTTAAAGCGGTAAACCGTTTCCAGCTTGATCCTAATGAGGGAGTATATTCTCCGCGCTCGTCCGGTCTTGCGGCTTTGACTATTGCAATCCAGGGTAGTGCAAAAAATATTTATCTTTGGGGATTTGATTACAGGTTTTTTTCTTTTCCTGAAATTGTCGAAGCGGCCAATAGTAATGGTGCGGATAAAGCCACAAAAGATTTTATAAAAAATTTGAAAAAAGAAAAATATGGGCATGCTACAACAGGAAAATTTAAGCACTCGCAAGACGAAGCTTATCACGAAATAATCTTTAAAGATATTGTAAAACTGTTTGAAATTTATCCGCGACATAATATTTTTAATATGTCAAAGTATTCTGCAATCCCGTTTTTTGAACGTAAAATTAAAGAAGATATAATATAGTGGTAACATTTTTTACGGTTCTGAAATACGGTGAATTCCCTCATACACGTAATGATTATACACCAGCGCACGTCTATAGTTTAAAAAAACAAATTGAAAAATATTATACAAAGCCGCATAGATTTATTTGTTTTACGGATCATACCAATTTAGAATGTGAAACTATAAAGCTTCTTCATGATTGGCCTGGCTGGTGGGCAAAAATAGAAATGTTTCAATTTCCTGCCAAGAAAGTTTTTTATTTTGATCTTGATACCGTTATTTTGAATAACATCGATAATATCGTTGATCATGAGCATGATTTTACTGCATTGAAAGAAGCTTTGCCAAACCGTATTACTGATAATCTCGGTTCTGGTATCATGTCGTGGTCGGGGGATAAATCTTTCATTTACGAAAATTTCAAAGCCGATTCTAAAAATATTATGTGCCGTCTAACGCGCGGGGATCAAGTTTTTATACAAGAACAAATACGAGCATTCGATGCATTTCAAAATATAGATAAAAATATTTATTCTTATAAATTTACTTTACAGGATAAGCAGTGTCCGCCAACGGACGCAAAGATAATATATTTTTCCGGAAAACCGAAGCCCTGGCAAGTTGACTATGACTGGATACCGGAATATTGAAAGACGAAATAATGTAGTATTAAAAATTAAAATTAAAGAGGTAATAAATGTCAATAACAGGTTCAATTTTTGGAAAAAATCAAGGATCTCTCGGTCCAGCGAATATGTATGTTAAGCCGATTACGAACAGCGCCTGGAACGTAAACACAGGCTGGCTTGATCTCGGCCCGGTAGAATCTACAACACTTCGAGATATGGTCACAAAAGCCGATATTAAATTTGCTCAAGAAGGTGATCGTGCCGCTGATAAAGTTATCACTGCGCAGCAAGTTCAATTTGAAACCGCGCTCGGTAAGCCGTATTTGGAAAGACTCGAAAACATTAAACAAGGTTTATCTTTAACAAGAAACACCGCTCTTGCAATTACCCAGGGCATGCTTTCTAAAAGAATCGGTGAGCGTGATTCGAACAAATTTTTATGGATCAAAATCGTTGAATTTGTTGACGGTGAAGAATCCGTGAATCCGCTTGATATTCTTTACGCCAAAGTAGCTGCTTCAACCGAATCAACAGAGCTTGTCTTTGATGCTTCTACACAACGTTATCACGGGGTGATGTTTGATGCGTATATCAATGACGACATCACAGTCGGTGTGTTTGATACAGCAGGGCGTGCTGCATATTGTTGGACAGGCTTGGTAGTATAATGCAATTCGTTGATTTAAAAGAGCAACCGAAGATTTCTCTGTCTTTCCCTGATGGCGACGTGATTTTAACACGTCGCCATATTCCAGCGCGTCAATCTGTAGCACATGAAGAACAAATGAAGGCTTTATCTGAAAGGTATCAGAATAAAGAAATTGATTTTTTACAGTTTGCGGATCAATTTTTGAAAGCCGTTTGCTCTGGATATGATGAAAGCCTTCTTGATAAAATTTCTATTCATGATATGGCAAGCGTCGTGTCAGCGGTTAAGGGAATGCTTGCATCTACCAGAGTTGTTTCAGAGAGTGAAAAAAAAAGCGTGTAAGGTTTTGTTACACGCTTCTTGATTTGACTCGATACGGTATAACGTTATACGACATAGAAAATATGTCGGAAATAGAAATAAACGACTGGTTGGAGGCGGCAAGGATAAAGAAAATATCGGATCAAAGAGACTTTTTAGAGCTTTTACCTTTTTCAAATATCCAGACAAAGAAACAGGCTGCACTGTATGGTACTAAAATGCGTAAAATGTGGTACAAAATAAAAATTCCTTTGGGTATACAAGAGCAGGTAGATAAAAAACAAATTGAGGCGGCACGAAAAGCGAAACAGGAAGTATCAAAAAAATTGCATGTTGGTAGACGTCCAGAACTTGAAACAGATAAAATAGAGGAATAAACATGGCGGATAAAAGTTTACTTGCGGTTTTAAAACTTGACTCTAAACAATTCAAGTCTGGTTTATCTGATACCGAAAAAGATATTTTAAAATTCTCTGCCGCCGCAACTGCTGCGGGGGCTGCCGTACTAGCCGCCGCAAAATTTACCGCAAATTACCAAGAAGAAATGATCCAGGCATCTCGCGCCGCCGGTATAGGCTCTGAAACATTCTCTAAATACTCTCATGCTGCCGATTTATCCGGCATTTCGACCGAACAACTTACAAAGTCATTTGTTAAATTAAATAATCTTACCCCACAAATGACGAAAGAAATTGAGTCTTTCGGAGTAGCCGTTACCGATAACCAAGGCAATTTAAAATCATCTGAACAGCTCATGTCAGACATTGCAGATCGTATGCAGAATATGAAAAGCCCGGCAGATCAGGCCGCGCTCGCCGTGGCTGCGTTTGGAGAAAAAGGTGCATCAATGGTGAACCTTTTATCTGGCGGCTCAGAGGCACTTCGGGAAGCCGCGGCAGAGGCCGAAAAATTCGGCCTGGTAGTAACCGAACGCGCCGGCCAAAATGCTGAAAAATTTAATGATGATATTGACCGTGTAGGGATGTCTTTATCTGGACTCAGAAATTCTATCGGGGAATCAATTATTGAATTTATAAATCAATCAAACGCAATGCAAACTGTTTCCGATACAATCGCTGCTCTAACAGGTTTATGGCGCGGTTTGAATGACGATACTAAAAATTTTATTATTACTATGGGGTTAGCGGTAAGCGGGGCCGCCGCCGTTGCCGCCGCCTTAGTTGGTATTGAAGCAGCTGCGCCTGCTGTCACCGCTGCGCTCGCGGGTATTTCTGCACCCGTCGCGGCAATGGTTGCCGGTGGTATTGCTATTGCTGCGCTTGGTGCAACAACAATTCAGTATTGGGATCAAATCAAATCAGCGGTTGCACCGTTAAAAAGTTTAATCACAGATATTTTTTCCCCCTGGGTTAGTTATATTAAAGATACTTTTAATTGGTTTGGCCAATTAAAAGATAAAATTTCTGGATCTACGGAAGATATATCCATTCTTGGTACTGTCGCAAAAACTATATTATCAGTAATTTCGGCAGGTGTGTATTTAGTTATCACACCTTTTCAAGTGTTAATAAACCTTGTTTCGAATTTAACCGAAGGAATTTATAATGTTGCAGTTGCCGCAAAATCAACTTTGTCAGGAGATTTCGAAGCAGCAATTCAGAGCAGCTTAAAAGCAACAGAAAATTTTAAGCAGGCTACTATTGGAAGTGCAGATATAATACGTCAAAATTATGGAAAAGTAAAAGATTTATTTGGTAAGGATTTAATTGTCGAAATACAAAAATCAAAAGACGCAGTTACAGGCTTAGGTCAAGCAACCGATATAGTGAACAATAGAACCGCGGCTTATGTTCCGGTTGTCGCGAATCTGACAACACAAATGAATAAAATGCAAGAGTCATTTGCCGCCGTCGATGCTAAACAAACAGATTTTAGTCAGAGTGTTTCGACCACCGCCTCGGTAATAGAATCTATTACAAAACTCGCCGGCCAATTTGTTGCTGAGCTTAATAAAATTGCGAATGTTATTGCAAATCAAATTCAGCGTGCGGCTCAAATTGCTGCACGCGATATTGATAAAATGTTGATTGATTTGCAAAAAAATTACGATAAACAGGTTGCGGATTATAAAAGTTCCGAAGAAGCAAAAATACAAGCTTTATCAGCTTCGTACGATGAGCAAATAAACACAATAAAAAATCAAGAAAAATATAAAAACGCTTTGATTGAAGCCGCGTCAAAAGAAAGATTATTTTTACTTGACGCAGAATACCAGGCCGCAAAAGCAAAAAAAGAAAAAGAATACCAAGATTATATTGCCGCGGAAACCGCAAAATTTGAAGCAGATAAAGCCTTAATTTTACAGAATACCGCGGATAAAGAACAAGCTCAACTTGTTGAATCGTTGATGAATGCTGATTTTCAGGCGTGGCTTCAGAGTCAAGCACAGTTACATAATCAAAGCATGGTTGATTTTGCAAATCAATATGCATCTGATCAGACAGCTATCAATAACCAAATGAATTCTGATATTGAGGCCAATACTTCAGCGACAAATCAAACAGTACAAGATTTAGAGCAACAGAAAAATGATTCTATCACGGCAGCTAATCAATTAATGTCGGATATGTTAAACACGTTAGGCGCACAATTAAACGCTGATCAAGAAGCGTTACAAAAAGAAAAATTGCAGACACAATATGATGCGGACGTTGCAGCGTGGGAAAGTACCAAAAATATGAAGGTTGCGGAAATAATAATAAACGGTATCGCCGCCGCGTTTGGAATTATTGCGGCGATGGCACCTATTGCACCGCCTATAGGGTTAATTATTGGTGCCACCTTAGCGGCGGCAATGGGTGTGACTACAGCGATTGCCGCCAATGATGTAGCGACAAGCCCCGGCCCCGTTAAACCTGCTGGTCTTCTTGAAGACGGTGGTTTTATTGCCGGAAATATTACGCACGCACAAGGCGGGATAAACGCAGAGATTGAATCTAAAGAGTTTATGATTGATAAAAACCGCACATCTCAGATTACCGATGCAATTGATAATAATTTACTCGGCGGAGAAAAAAGCTTAAATATTACTTTTGGTCCTGGTTCTATTGTTGGATCGAATATGGATAGTGAAGAAACGGCCTATAAAATGTCTCAATTATTAGCTGATTTACTCAGACGTCAAGGGATCGCGTAAGTATGCATTTAAAAATACAAAATAATGTACCTGCCGACCTTGTTTTGACCGGGTGGACAATGAGTACCGGTGCGTTTAAACGGCGTATCGGTGTACAGCAACGTTATGGTCGTGACGGTGCGTATATCTCGGGGGACAGAAAGGTATCATCGAGAACAATACAATTAAGCCACGATCTATCAGCGGAAAACGATACCGATTATACCACACAGATTGAAGCTATCATGGGTATTTTTTATGACGATTCTGCACCTTTTTATTTGGTTGATACTGATCGTAATGTACGCGCTGAAATTGAACTTGATAGCATAAATGAAGTCTGGTCAAAAGGTACTGAAAAAAGAGTCGTAACTGTCACAATAAATCTGATTTTATTAGAAAGTTATTTTGAAAATTATAATGTTGGTACGGTTGTATGGGCGAATGCAGCAAATAATAGTACAAAATTAATTACTAACGTTGGCGCTGCCGACGTCTTTCCCGTAATTACTATAGTTGCACAAGGTAATAATTTCGAGTTTAGTATAATAAATCAACGTACATTAGATACAATCAAAATAGGAACAAATTTATTTGTTTTAGGTACTACCATCACAATAGATTGTCAAAATGGAACGGTCTATATTGACGATACAATAACAAGAACAGAAATTTCTTCGGCTATTGGTGACGGTACCGGCTTTATCTATCTTGATTTAGGTGATAACACCTTACAATATCAATCTGTTTACGGTAATGCAGATATTACAATTGAATATCGCCCGAGGTATGCTTTTTAAGTTTATATGGCAGGATCAGGCGGTATATTTACAACACAATACGGGTATGGCTGTCGCACTCAAAGAGGATGGGGTCGGCCAGATTTATTTGCGCTCTCGGTCACTCAAGAGTCAATTAAAAAAAATGTGGCAATCAGTTTTGGGATTATAGGCGGAGGGATTTTAGGAAAAATACAAAACAATATTCAAAAATCAATTATACAATCTATTCAGTTTACAAACGACGAAAATGGGTGTGCTGATTTTAAATTGAAATTGACCAAAAATCCATCCTTTGAGATTTTGCCTAACTCGATAATAGAGATATCCGTCGGAACAACAGGCATAAATTGGTATAAAGGTGTAATAAATTACCCTGAACTTTTAACACTTGATAATGAGTCTATCGAATACGCAGGTTACGGACTCCGGAAATATTTAGAAGATTTGAAGGCGAATACGACGTATTTAGCTGGAACGGATATATCTGCCGTTGTAGCCGATATTGCTCAAACATGGATTGCGCCCTATTGCCCTATTACATATTTAGCCGCTAAAATAGACAGCCCGTCCGGGGTAGTTCTCGCATTTGATATCGAATTAGGAAAATATTCTATCAAAGAGATTATGTCAACCTTGATATTAATGGCGCAAACATCTGGCTATTACTATATTTGGGGTGTTGATGCTGAGGGAGATTTCTATTTCACAAAATTAAGTAATACGGCGTTAAAAAAAACTTTTTTTGTTGGTTATAACTGCCAAACTTTTAAGCCGAAATTAAATTTTCAAGATATTAAGAATGTTATCACAGTTACACGTAAAAATACAGGTACAGCTATAGGAGCCGGGTGGACTGTCGCGGGTGTTTATAATAATCTTGCAAGTTATAAAAAATACGGGCGTCAAGAATTAGTCTATCAAGTACCTGGATATTTCTCGAATTCCGATTGTGATCTTGTTGGCAATGCTTTAATAAATAATTTAGCAGAGCCGAATTACTCCGCCACTGCTTCCGGTATTCGTAATTGGCTAGCGGAAGACCTATTAACGAACGGCTTATACCGTTTTATTATGCCTAAAAAAGATGACTTAACCTATACAGAAATTTTAAATGATTTAGATAATTATACGCAGTTTACTTTAGCCGGTGCTGGCGATTTGGTATTATCAAATGATACCAATATATTTATGTGGGCAAATTCGGGAATTAAATTCGCGTTACAAAATGCAATTAATCAGACGGCTGTTTTAAATATTACTCAAAAAGGTTTTATTCAAAAAATAAAAATATATTTTCGTACCAATACTGTAGACGTAAAAATACAAATAGGTGTCGGCATAACATTATGGAATGAGAACACGACAGATATCACACTTCGAGTTATAGATACATTTGTCCCTTTTGAATGGGATGTATCAATGCTTTCACTTACAGAAATTAATAAATTTGGTATAAAAATTTTAGAAAATTATGTAGCACCTGTTAATTTCTGGGTTGATCGCTTGGAAGTTGTTACATCTGGGCGAAAAACTTTTAAGATTAAATTACTTCGTGCAACATATAAGTATACACCAGACTTATCCGAGATACAAGCAGAATTCGGGGGTTTACCTCCTTCGCTTGTACAATATATTGCAGGACTTCAAAAAGCAGCTGCGGAAATGAAATTTACAAATGAAATTACATAACGTTATACGACATAAAAAGGTAGGTAATATATGAGTTTATCAGCAAGATGGAGATTTGACCCTTTTGGTGGGGGTTATCAACCGATTTTAATTTCTGCGGAATCGCATGTAATCGAGTATGTGCCTGAAATTGCTAAGTATGGTATATTTTTAAATGAAGCTCCGCAATTTGATTCACCTTCTACAGTCGTAATTACTGGCTATACAGAGGTGTCTCGATTAACTTCTCCGACAGGAACACAGTTTCGTGTCGATTATTTAGCGGATACATATTATTCCACCGGTTTTATCGAATTTCACAGCTCTAAAAATGGTTTAACTGTTTCGATAGACTATTATGGTCTTGGTACGATTATACACCCGAATTTTCGGGCTTTAACCAATTATAATTTTGCCGGAACAGTAAACGTTGAGCAGCAATTTTCAGCGGCACTCGTAACAGATTCAAGCTCTACCATAACCGGTGGCGCGATATTTTCCGGCGGTGTTGGTATTGCAAAAAAATTATATGTCGGAACCGATGTCAATATAGGTGCAAATTTAATCGTTACCGGGGATTATAGCAATGTTTTAAAATCTACAGATACAACCGATGCAAGCTCTACCATAACCGGTGGCGCGATATTTTCCGGCGGTGTTGGTATTGCAAAAAAATTATATGTCGGAACCGATGTCAATATAGGTGCAAATTTAATTGGAGCAGGGACAACGGACGCAAGTTCCTCAATCACCGGGGCGTTTAAAACTGCTGGAGGTATGGGAATTGCGAAAAAATTATATGTTGGAACAGACGCAAATATTGGCGGTGTTTTAAATGTTACCTCGGATATTACAACAGCACAAGGGTTAAAAGGTGAAAGGTTAATTCTCAATAGCAATTATGCTATGGGATCAGCAATGAATGGGGCGAGCATTCGCAGCCAGCGATATGATATTAATATGCCAGTGGGTAATACAGCAATAGTTACCGCGCACGGGTTAGGTAATATTGCTACAGGAAGCCGATTCTGGGGTATGTTATGGGCGATGTATAATCCAGCAACGGGGGTATATTACACAAATTCTTTGGCGACAAACGCCCTGGTTGGAACCTATGCCGCAATAGATAACACGAATATATCTATATTTAGAGGTACTACGGGGGTTGCTATGGTAGTCACAGTGACCGTTTTTTATACTATATAATTTGACAAATAGATTAAAAAAACGAAATAAACCTATGCCAAAAAATAAGATTGAAGTTATTGAATGTTTTTTTACAGAACATGATTTGCAAATTATATATGATGTTATTAATGATCATGTGCAGACAAAATTAGGGCGACCCCTTCTTGAAAAAATCGAAAAATTCGTTGCAGATTATCGTACTAAACGAGAAACTTAATAGATGTCTGGTCAAACTGACAATGATGAAATCAAAGAAGGTATCCGTGAGTTAAAAAAATTAATGGCCGAAGGGTTTACCGAACTTAAAGGGATGATTTTAAAGGTTGAAAAAGAGCACGACGATACCCGCGCAATGACAATTAAATACGAGCGCGATTTATTCCATTACAATAATCGGCAAGTCGAATTTGAAAAACAATACCACATTGACAAAAACCATATCTATACCAATATGGAAAAAGACATAAAAAAGGGAATTAAAGAAGCGATTATGTCGACAAAAATCTGGGTAGTCAGTTTTATGATTATAGTAATTTCTTTACTTGTCACAATTGCAAATAGACTTGACCATAATAAAACTCAAGAGGTTATTTATGACAGAACAAAGAAAGATTGAAAGGCGAAAAACGAATTTATTTTCAAAAAATGATATCTATCGTTTTATTGGGATTATCCTTGTTATTGCCGGGCAATTTATGCCAAGTAATTTAAACATTGATAAAGAAGGTTTAAAGGCGGCAACAAATATTTCGACCGCTTTCGGTATATTTATATTCTCTTTGCCTTTTTGGTTTCGGTATTTGCAAAATAAAAAATCAGGTTAATATGTACATTGCGCATTATACTTTTAGTAGACCTGATAAAAATGCTGACGCGGGGAAAATTGCTGAAACTGTTTATCGTAATATCAATACCGATTATCTTCCAGAAGCGGAAAGGCGTTTATACGAATATCATAAAAATCGAGGCGAAAAAATTGAAGGAATTCCAAAATTTACGGTGGGTATATGAAAAAATTGATTTTATTTCTTATTGCTGTATTTATTTTTACTTGTTCAACACCACAAAAAAGAGATTCTAAAAAACAGATAACGGAGAATGAAACCGCGCTTGCTCTTTCCGAGGACGCTAAAAAAGTTCTTGATAATTCCGATCTACCGAAAGAAGAAAAATCAAAAATTTATGCGGCCCTCGGTAGTGGTAAAAGCGCTATCATAAACTCTACTGAAACGATAAAAAATAAAGATAAAGATATTGAAGCGGAAAAAGAAATTAAAAATAAACTGATTTTTGAAAATACACAATTGAAAGCAGTAAACAAATTTTTAATTTATTCAGTAATTCTCAATATAGTTTTTATTGTTATTTTTGTGTTGTTAATAGTCAACTGGTTAAAATCATGGAGATTTAGAAGACTTGAAAAAGCCGTTACCGATGCCGCGGCAATTGTGACAAACGAAATAAAAGAAGGTGAAAAATGAATCAACCAAAAATCGAACAGTTAATTGCGGCATACAAAAAAAAGAATTATAGAATTTTTAATGGGTTTGATTTTAGTGATAATGGAAAATTCAAAACTTTTGACCTAAATATATTCGGTATTCGAGCAAGAAATCAAAATCAAGGTTTAGATGCATTCGACGATTTAATAGGTGTTTTTTATTATGTCACTACCGAGCATATAATTTTAAGGTTATGGCCCGGAACAACTGACCCCGGAAAATATTATCTACAAAATCTCATGAATCCTTCGGGAGCGTTTATTATGATGCCGGGGCAATACCAAGGCGCCTACAAAATAGGGTTACATCACACACAAGACGCGCTTGTCCAGATCGGGAATATACGGGGCTATCGAGACAATAACAAAGATTCGATTCTCAATTACGATATGTCGAAAATTTATGAAGGTAGTCGTTTTGGTGTAAATATACACCACAAAGAAAACGATTCAGAAAATATCGGAATGGGTTCTGCGGGTTGCCAGGTATTTAAAAATACTCCTGACCACGCTGAATTTATGGGATTATGTCACCAAGCCGCTGCCGTTTGGGGGAATTCTTTTTCTTATACTTTGTTGACAGAGGAAGACGTTTTTGAATAATTGTTCTAACGAATAATCGTTATTGCTCCCATTAAGATGGTAAAGCTATAAACAAAGGTTTATAGTTGGAAAAGGCCGGCTTTACCGGCCTTTTTTATGCTTCAACATTCCTATTCTTAATTTTTCATTAGTACTCTCCTGTTTCGGTTTTATTCTCAGCTAAATTCAATCCACATATTTTAGTAATCGTCTCGTCAGATATTTTTGCTGTCAGATCCTTGACCCATGCCCGGCGGTGTATACGCTGCCCGGCAATTGTGCGGTTAATATCTTTTTCGTAAAATCCGGAATTCATAAGGTAGATTTTAAGCTGTTTTTCGGATACTTTTCTTTTTACGATTTCAGAACCATTCATTTGAACATAGTTCTGAACGTCACGGATCAAAACAAATTCGTTTTTAAATAACTCATGATCTTGTTTAAGTTCATCCAGGTAAAGATTTAATTCAGAGGTAGTCGACTCGATTAATATTTTTTTACCAGCCGTCATCTCCGGGCGTCTATTCGGATTAAAATTTTCCAAGTTATATGACATTAAAAATTCATAAATGGATGTCAACATTTCCGGATTATCTAAAATACCGTAAAGATTATCATAATAATCTTGGCCCTGTGGCGGTCTTTCTGACAACACTACAAAAAGTCTTCGATCAGAGTTATCGATTTTCACAGCATCGACATGGTTAGAAAAAAAGAAATAATTTATACAGTCTGTCTGGTAGTACGAACGGCTGTATTTTTCATCGATAAACGCGGCGGATTCTGTAATATAGGTTTTAAAACTGTCCATAAAAGAAAAATGGTCGTTGTCTTTTATTTCATGAATAAATACTGTCAATTTATCTTTAC